ACTCAATTCCTTTCTCTGAGGTTTCAATCTCTGAATCCTCAGTCTTTAGGCAAACTCGATCCGTCCGTGACGGCGAGGCTGGGTTGTGATCACGTTCAACGCACACAGAATCTGAGCCGCACGATCGAACTCAAACGCTTGAGGCTTCCAGTCAGTCATGTCGAACCACAACCCGGGGTCATAGACAACCTCGATGAAGTCGGTATTGAGCATGAGCATGTTGTCAGCTGTGACATTCGATGACCAGATAAGAGGCTTGCCCTTGAACCGGAGAACTTCGAATCCCATGTCAGCGAGGCGTGTAGTCTCATCCTTGATGATCTGCGAGATGTCGATTGCTTCGGCCTCGTAGAGTTCAAAGATGGTTTGCGTCGTGATGATAAGATTCGGAGCCTGCTGGTTGTTGTGCAAACCGTTGTAGAGCTGCTTCATGTCGTTGAGAAGCTCAGTGGCGATCAAGGTGAGGTTACCGTTGAGGTACTTCGGTGCCCACCAGGTATTGCCAGTCAAACCAATCTCAACGCCACCAGCTGTGAAGGTAGCAGCACGATTAATTCCACCGTAGGTTCCGGAGGAACGGTCTGCGATCAGAGGAACAATGTCATTGATTCCCTGAATCCCGTCCAGAGTTTCCGAAGACGCGAACGCAGCCCAAATGTCGGTCTCAAACTTCTGTTCAAGGCCGTCACGAGCTGCGGTAATCCGAGACCCGACGTAATCCTTGATCTTGCTCGGACCAGAGTTCTTCTGATCTGTGAACGTCGATCGTTGGATGTTCGAAGCGAGGTACTTCCAGTGCCACAGTGCCATTGTCTCGAGCTTTGGCTCACTTGGCGTCATCACGTGGCCCTTTCTAACCTGCTCCGGAGTGATTTCTCCGTAGCGGATAGTCCGGGTAATGATTTCGCCACCCGTCTGTGGGGTGAATGAGCCGGCAGCCATCAAGACATTCCACACAGGTGTGGCATCAAGGATGTTGTCGATCGCTTCTTCTCGGATCTCATACCAGGTTGTGACGAAGTCATCGTCAAGGGTTCTGGTATAAACCGGAAGGGTAGTCATCTTGTGTTACTCCTTACAGAGGGACCCATGAGGAACCCTCTTAGTTACATTCGAGGACGGTCTGGTATCTTATCAAGAGCGTCAGCAAGTGTTATTTGAAACTGCTTACGGCTTGAACCAGCACCATCGAGTTTACCAGCTGATCTGTCCTTAGCACCAGGACCAAGACGCGGTAATGGTGTTGGGCGTTCAGAGGAAGTCGATGGACCTTGAAGATCAATGTCTCCAGCACGATGCTTCGCGAGGAGTAAGAGTTCTTCAATTCCAAGACCCTTTCCTTCAGCCCGGGAAATCTCAGCCATCTTCGCACGATACTTGGGGAAGTCCGGATGCTTCGAAGCAAGTTCTTCAATCTGGTCGTTCACAGCCTTCTGCTCGAAGTTGTCTGCGAGCTTTCTAAGGATGCCTAGTTCCTCAGTTACGGGAGCAAGGCGAGAAGTCAGGTGCTTGTCGAGTACTCGAACAATCTGTTGAGTGTCCTCATCCAATCCTTCGAGTTCTTTGTCTAACTCAGACACACGTGATTCCTCTTCTGCTACTGAACCATTGTCTGCAGCTACACGATCCACGACGTTCACTTCCCTACCCTCTCGTCGAGCAGCAAGGATTGCTTGAATCTCGGGATCAGCTACCATACTTGCCAAAAGTCGTCCACCGTCACCTTCAGAGGTCTTGGTCTCTTTTCCAGACGCACTGCCGGTTTCCTCAGTGTACTCATCCGATACTTCTTCATCATTCTGTCCATTACCGATTACCAGGGGGTTCTTAGTCATCATTTAGACTCCGTATTTATGGTGAGTTTTGCACTTTCACTTGCTTTTAGTTCTTCCGCATGTAGTCTGTTTTTACGTTCAATACTCCGGTGTCGGCACACTCTAGCATATTCTACTTTCAACGTACGAGTAAGTCGGTTGATATCAGCACGTGTGATAGCACCTTCAAATTGAAGCTTCCACGTGTTGTTGATAAACTCAACCACGATCCTTTTTTGTACAACGGAATTGGTATTGTCTGCATTCATAGTAAGGCTCCACTAGATACTCCCATTTTTTTACAAGCTTTCTGAAGATCTTTACGACTCATGAATCTAACATTTCGGTCCGGATACATGTGTTCAAGTACGAGTCCCTCCTTGGGCCAACTGTCGGGTTTGGCTGCTTGCACCCCCGCCTTGACCATTGGTTTGTGATGAACCGGACACACCGGAACCTCTACCGTCAAGGCCTGTTGGACGTCCAACTGCCTGACCTCCTTGGATGTTAAGACTATCCGGCTGTACCAGTCCTCCTGCAAGTCGCATTGCTTGCATTGCATTCTGTATATCGGCATTGAAGATTCTCGTGAATGAGGGGTCGCCAAACTGATCGGAGATGTAACGTCGAAGTGCCACAGGGTCTACAGACGGGTCTTGGATCAACATAGCATAAAGCTGTATTGCTTCCAGACGACGTTGCTTATGTACGGCTTCATCAACGAAGTCGACGTTGTAAGAGTAACGTCCCTTTAGAGAGGCTCCTGTCATCTGCTGCCATGTTTCAGCTTGTTGTGGACCAAGGACTTCTACGTAACGTGGCTGCTGCCAGTGGGTGAATATGATCCCATTGACTACTGTGATAATGTCCTCGTAGAGACGTTTCACAGCCAGTCCACGTCGAGTCATACGAAGCTGAGAGGCATCCTGTACGATACCAGCCTCAGTAGCTGTGCGACGACCACCGGCAAACTCACCAAGTTGATTACGAGAGAAGCCGATTTGCTCACGGGAGTTACGACGCAGGTGCTCTTCTTCAAGAATCAAGGACTGATCGGGGTGGGTTTCCATCTTGAGGATAGCTTTGCTAAGATCCTCTCCACCGTTGATCCATGCGTAAGCACCAGCTTCCGGAGAAAGCAGCTTCTCAAGCTCTTGCTCGTCAATTACGTTCTTGTCAGCGAGGAACTTCAGGACAGAGAGTCGACGGATCTTCGTTCTCTGCACCGCAACGTCCGATATCTCCATTTGGATTGCTTGGAGATAGTAAGCGTCTGAAGTGGTCCAGAAAGCCCTAGCCTTAGGTGTGAACGAGATCGCAGCGAATGGTAGGTTATTGTCGATCTGAAGGGCGTTGACGTCATTTCGAAGAAACTTGTCATGCCCAGGAGATACTGCCAGAATTCTACCGGTACGTCTATCGTGAATCTCATAAACTTCGACGAATTCAATTTCTCTAGAACCTCTCTTAGAGTGTGTATACCGACGAGAACGAGCACCTGTAGAGGTAGTCGGGGATGAAGGTCGCCATAGCCTCATAGTTGAGTTGTATGAGGTTACGAAGTCCTCCATCGACAGTGTCGGTATCAGACGAGAGGTGTTTCCGTACTTTCGATCAGCCTGCATATCGTCGATGTGACGAACAAATCTGTGTACAATCCAAGGGGTTGAAGAGAGGCGGTGTGTCCCCCAGGGAACTACTATGTCGCGTGGGTCTACTGCCTGTACCCACGGCATACCAGGAGACACACCGCTGTCGGATTCGAGTCGTCGTTTGCCTGAGCGGTCAAACTGGCTGAGTGTGTATCCAAACCGAAGGCTGCCCCCAATGTCCAAGGTTGGATCAAACCCATACTGGGAATCGAACCCGACTTTTATGATGCCAACACCAAAGAGTATCGCATGGAGAGTTGAGGTGTCCACTTCTTCACGGATACGAAGCTCCCTGAGAAGTACGTTGTCAAGAGCTTCCAATAAGGGTGCTCGACTGACTGCATCTGGGTTATCAGGCTTGACAGTAATAGAAGGATTCGGAACGGTCAATGTAGAAAGGAGTGCATCAGCTGTAGACATGATGATGTTAGGGCCATCGTTAGCCATAGACTTATGCACATTGTAGTACATGGATTCAAGGTCTGACCACGTACCTTCAATACCGAACTTACGTCGATAATCCAATCCAGCATTGATCTCTTCCGACCACTCGTCAGGTGTAAACTGTCTGAAAGCCATTAGTTTAGTGACCCCTGTCGGTTGAAGATTGAAGAACTAAGCTCCATTGGAGCGAAGATCAAAGAGCTACGAGCAGGTTTGTTTCTTGCTCTGATATTAGTGATAGCATCATCTAGGTCAAAGGCACCTGGGATTGCTTTTCTCTTGTCCTTAGCAAGGGTATGAGTAAGTTTCCAAAGCTGGGTCTGCATCGCAAGACAGTCGATAAGGTCATCGTGTGCTCCACGGGGGAATGATAAGAACTCTGTAACGAGAGCCTTCATCCACGGGCGGATATGGATAGCCCCTGCAGCTGTAATAGGATGCAAACCCATGATGTGAGTCTCTTTAGACTTCTTACCTGTACGTTTGATAGGTATAAGTCTGAAGAATACGTCTCGTCTCTTCATCTCTTCCTTGATCCAGTAGTCAAGAGATCGTTGGAATGCGACGTCTTCGTAACCAACAACCTTAGGATGCCAACGGTTAACGTGATCAAACAGTGCATCAAGTAGAGCACCTGGGTCACAACGTTCACGGAAGTAGTCAAGAACGTAGATATCACCTGTTTTCATGTCCTTCGCGGTGGTCATTACCACGCTAAAGTCGATGTCATCGGATCGTCCCGTCGACAACTCAGGATCAGTGGCTGGGTCCACGGTGGTGTAGACATGAAGTGATTGTCTAGGTGGTAAGGCATCATACTCCTGGAGCCAATCAGCCCTAAAGAGCATGTCACCGACACTGACTGGACGGTTAAGCATAAGAGTGGAGTAGAAGTATGGTCCAAGTGTGGCCTCGTACTCAACAAGTACATCAGCGTTGAACCTTTCGGGGTAGGTAACCACTCCTCGTGGGTCAGAATTACCATCTTCGTCCTCCCGGCAAGAACGTTCGATGCAGGTGTATTGGGGTTCATTCTTCGCGATATGAGACATGAGGTCGATCTCGTACCAACGTGTACCAACTACAATGATTTCGTCAGTGGAAGGATTAGTAAGTAGAGGGAGAGCTAACGAATGCCACGCGATAGCCTTTCGCACATCGTCGTGGCTTGGGGCCAGAGTCTCTTGACCTAACTCGTCGAAGTCCGGAGCCACTGTGTCGTCCTCTACGATAATGTTATAGTGCCGTGAGGTGGGTTGACCTCTAACACCAATACATTCAAAGGTCGACTCAGGGTGGGTTTCCGAACGATTAAGACAAACAGACTTTGCTGACCACATCGAGGAGGGCTTAGGAAGAACCTCAGGGAACAGTGCACGCAGAAGTTGGTTCTGCTCGAATGACTCTCGGATCACTTTGAGCTTCTTCATTGCGTTGTCTTGGTTGTTCTGAGCAATCAAGACTCTGATGTTAGGGTCTTTGACAGCTCGCCACATCGGGTAAGCAATGGTGCAAACTGTTGTTTTGAGCCAACCACGAGGAAGAACAAACTTTTCTCTACGTTCCTTAGGGTTCTGGAGTAACGCACATACATCACCGTGAATATGAGGAACCAGCCAAGAGAATCCAAGCACGCCCTTCGCGAAGAAGTAGAAAGAATCAATAGCGTGTTTCCTCATAAGGTCGAGATCGATCTCGCCGACCTCATCTTGCTGGATTTGAGACGGTTCCGTAATCATTATTCAACCTATGAATCCTCAGA